TGCGGGTTCATCTGATTCAAAACGGGGGCTGAATTGCTCTTCAAGCATATCATAAATTTTCTTGCCAAACTTGTACAAGAAAACTTTCCCGTTGTTATCGGGGTTGGAAGGATCATCAACCACCAAGATGTTTGCGTAGTAAGAGAGCCTTCGCTTCTGCTTACGTGCAGTTTCTTTGTTGGCTTCAGAACCGCTTGCCCAAAGTTGACTGTTCAACTCTGAAACTGGATCGTTTTGCCCGATAGTGGTGAGGGATTTCTCGATATACCACTTACCCGTTGGGCCTTGAAAACCATGATCCCAAATCTTTACAACAGGAATCACAAGGTCATCTTCGCCTTGGGTGAATGGAAGGAAACGAATTTTGCATTCTCCGTTTCCGCGAGAGTCTGGGGTGGGCTTCCAAATTCTGTCATCAGCACCGTTCTTCTTAGGTGCGCTTGACATTTTTTCTACGGCACTCATGAGCTTGTCGTAGTCATTGGTAGCTTGACGCAGAGCCGAAAGTGTATTAGCCATTTTGTTCTCCTTATACGAGATATAGCGGTTTATTGCGTGATATTACGGTTTGTTTTTTGTACTGCACTGAATTCATCATCAAATGAATCTAGATTATCATAAACAACTTTTGGGTACTTGTCAAGCCTAGACTTGTGCTTACCTACTCGTTTGATACGCTTTTCTTGATTCAAAGTTCTTCTATGTGTTTTGGACATAGTTTTTTCAACTTCCCATCATATTTCTCAATATAGTGCACTTTATTTATATTGATAAAAGGACTATATTTTCTTACTAACAGACATGTATCTTGAAGGATCATGTCATCCTTGTAACTATCCACAAAGGGATAGAGTTTGTTAAAGATCACAACTGTTTCCAGAGAGATCTTTGAACCCATCAAAAGTTTAAAGATTAGAGGATGATTGCCATCGTTGATACAATCTACAACTTCTTCTGAATCCATACGATACTGAAGGTAATCCAGATCGTTATTAAAAGTATACTCTATTTTTTTCTGTCTTTGCAACCACTTTTTATAAATTTCTTCGCCATCAAAATTAAACATCCCGCCGTGTTGATCGCCAGTGGCAAAATTAGAAACCATGTATTCTATAAACTGCTTTTCGCTGTACACAGATATAAGCTTTTGCAGAATTGGCCTAAATTTTTGCTTTTCCAAAGACTTGCGAGTAACATTTCTGGCATGAGTGGTTCTTATATCAAACTTTGAATCAGTAAAGTGTAAGCGCAAGTTACGATATAGCTTAAACGCTTCGTACTCGTCCATTAAAACTCCAGCCGTGGTTCCTTCTTTATTTTAACAAGATTTAGAAAAATAGCCTCTTGCTTGATACGCTCTTTAAGAGAATTGTTTATAAACTTACTGATTCCTTCAATTTCAATTTCTTTTTTCTCACAGTATTCAATGAGAGTATCCATGCAAGAAGAGTTTGTTCTAGACGCCTCGACTTCAATGAAGTAAGAAAATTCAGTAGCAGTCATAAACTCTTTCGTCAAAAGATAAATGTCGCTAACATCTTTCTTAGAGTCTTTTGTTTTCTTGCTGTTGTCTATTACCAACTTCATGGTTTCTCCGTATAAAAAATGTGATCTTCTATCGCCATTGTTTTGTGAAAATGTGAGGACCAAGACGGATTCACTTTTTTGGAATGATAGAAAATAGAATTGTCCGTAAAATCTGGCATACCCGACAACAGAACAAGCGATATAAGAGATGCTTTATCCCAGCTTCTATCGTCGTTTATGCTCTCTTCTTTTCCGTCACAAAAATAAGAAAATTGACATTTGTGACGAATGATTCTCCCCAGAGAGTCTTTCTTTGCTTGACGTACAACACCACAAATAGTATCTGGGTACTTGTGATGATTAACTCTGTTTAAGGTTACCATACCAACCGCCAATTGTCCAGCGATTGGTTGATTTCTTGCCTCAAAATAAATTACTTCTGCTAAACACTGTGCCTCTTCGGATGCTACTGAAAAACTACTAAAGAATATAAAAACCAAAGCAAAATACTTCATTTTTATCTCCTAGATTAGAATTTTGGGTACTCATCATATAGAGTATTTGATCTATAAAACTCTAGAAGCGACTCAGAGATATACTCATGAGTTTTTGGTCCGTGGTGGGCCAAGTCTCTTGCGTAATCGTCTTTTAGCCAATGATTAATTAAACCGATCCTACAAAATTTCACATCATTTGTTTGTGCGAAATACTTTACCACCGTATCTAGCGGCTCACCAAAAGACCAGAAAATAACTGGTATATCATGCGCCGTTAGAAGATTATTTATCTGCAAATAATCAGTGTAATTTTCTTTGATTAGTTGACCTTGGTTCAACAAGCCACGATTAATATACCAATCACTGTCAACCGTTATCGGATGATTGGGTGCGTCACAAGGAATCCCATCAAAGATATGACTCCTTGTTTCATAGAACAAAGCCTCTTCCTTTCTTTCTTTTGACTCTCCGTAATAGTAAAACGGTTTTCTTGTTTCTTCTGTGGCCTGTACAATAACAAACTTGGGTTTTGGCATGCCCAAATTGAACCATTGTTGAATGTTGTAGTTAAATGAGTCCAGCCCATGCCCCGCCAGCCCTAAGTTGCAACAGGGAATACCAAGGGCTTCCGACATTCTTGACGCCCAAATATCTTCTACGTGGAGCGCGATTCCTTCAGTGTAGCTACAACCAATAGCCAAAAAGAACTCATTATCCTTAAAGGTGTCTAACTCTGCGGTACGATAGCCATGAGAATTGTAAATGTATGTTATAGGATTTTCATCATTTATGTATCGCGAATTTATTTTTTCTGGATGATTTTTTAAATTGTAATTAAAGAAAGATTCTGAGTCTCCATACTTCAATGGCACTGTTGGTTCATCAAAGACAGTAAAGGGAAGCGTCTTCCCAGCATAGTGGTTTCTGATAATAAGAGATCTAGGTTGAATCTGATATGCAACGCCGCGATGGTGACTGATCATCAAATCATTGTCTAAATCAATCTTGTCAAAGGTTCCTTGATTGCATTCACTCCATGGCATCGAAAAATTCTCCTGCTATTTTTTCATGTGTAACTGGACCTGGATGGATATTGTCTCTTGCATAATCTACAAAATCTACATCGTCTGAATACAAGATATGCAAATCAATATCTTCACACACATGTTTAATCGCATCCAGTGTACGGTATTGATTTATCCATTGATCGTGGGGAGAAAGGAATGATTCAGTAACGTGTGCCTGAATGTTGCCTGTAATATTTTGCCACGCACCATTGGAATACAAAACTTCTCTACGGCTCAGTGGCGGTACGAGAATGCAGACGGTATCTACCTTCGTGGCACTGTCCAACCATACTTTTAGAAGACGATAACAAGTTTCCAAACTGCCAGAGCAGACGCCAAAGTTCAGTGCGGTATCTACAGCCAGTTTCCCCAACACAGAAGGCCAAGTTTTTTCTTCCTCGACTCCTAACCCAAAAGTAAAGGAACACCCAAAGCAGAAAATTTCTGCATCTCTTGGTTTAGTATTGGTGCGGAAGCCGTACTTGTCAAATATATAACTAATAGAACCATCGTTGTTCTGGTCACCAAACACACAAGTTTGTTTAGTGTTTGCATATGAAGACCCAGGTTCATTATTTTCACCGTAGGCATGTCGGAAGGATTCTATATTCATAATGTGTTATCTATTTCAAAAAGTCAAAGAGGCATCTATAGTTAAAGATCCTTGGCCTCACATAATGATAGAAGAGGCACTAGAGCCAGACTTTGCAGAATCTATACTAGAGACATTCCCAGACTCTAATAAGTTTCATCATGGCTATGACGGTACTCCCAATTGGTCAAAGTTTACAACAGAAAATATAGAACGAGCAAGTGAAACATACGATATGCTTGAGGAAATTTTCAACACGCCACACACTCCATACTCTCACCATGAACTAAATTTAAATTTGTACCAGAACACTTCAATCGATTTGATTCGTGATTGGCATACAGACGGAAGAGAAAAAAAATTCCAAATCCTGTTGTATCTAGGCGAGAAAGACGGGGGAGAATTTGAGTTGCTGAATGATTCAAAAACATTAACTTATCCCTACAAGCACAATAGATTAATTATTTGGCACAACACAAAAGAAACTCAACATCGATTCTGGTCTGTTGTAGGTAACAGATACACTGTTTCTATGCCGCTTTATTCTTATCCTCAAACTTGTCTCTGAGTTTCAACAAAGATTTTGCCCAATCATCTCTTTTCTCAATAAAGACTTGTGGCTCATCTTGTTTGACTGCGATAAGAATTGCTATGTCTGGAACTGGTATCCCCGTCATCTCTTCAAACATAATCGCATATGCAGTTGCTTGCATAAAATACGTATCGATATTTTGCGCTTTCTTTGGGTAGCCAGCGGTTTTGAAATCGATAACACTTAGACGCCCATCAAACTCCGCAATACAATCAACCCGCCCAGCCATGCGTAGGTGGTCGCTGTATAGAGCATTTTCTAGACAGTAAATATTATCGATGCGCTCAAGAATAGGCGCAAAGGATTTGAATAGAAGTTGTGTCGCAAAGTCATACTCTTCTAACGGCTCATTGCGTAATGTTTTCTCACACAGATCATGAAATCTCGTGCCTCTGAGTGAGGACACATCTGATATTCTTTGTGCCTCTTCTTCTCCTACACGATCTTTCCACTTCTGAATACTTGCCGCAGTCTTGAACGACATTACTGAAGTTACAGAAGGATATACATTGCCTTCTGGTGTTTTGTAAAATCGCCCACTTTCATCTTGTGAGTAAAATTCTGACTCTTTAAGCGATACTTCTTTTATGTTGTACATTATCTATTTCATACATGTCTTCGTATTTCATACGAGCCTGTATGTACTCCTTCACTAAATCAGATCTAATTATATCATCTGAGGTGAATTCCATCAAGCAGAAACTTGGCATCATCTCAGCAATTATGTGAAATTTTGACAATCCAGACATGTCATTGCGTCTGTACAGGTCTGTTTGCCTAAAATCACCACAATAAAGTATTTTTGTATTTCTCCCAACCCTTGTCATGATAGAGTTTAGTTCCATGTCATTCATGTTCTGGCACTCATCAACTATAATGATTGCATCGTCAAGCGTGATTCCCCTAACAAAAGACGTACACATAAAGTAAAGATATTTCTGCTCCATCAATCTCTGATATACCTGTTGCTTAGACGGAAACATCTCTTCCACCATGGCTTGATATGGAAGTGAATAGATTTCAGTTTTTTCGTCGTAGTCACCAGGGAGATGACCGATCTCTCGGGAAGGAACAGCGGATCTTACAATGATCACTTTTTGGTAGGGGTTAGCTTTGTCTAGAACCTCTTCAAGCGCCTTGTAAAGAGCGATGAAGGTTTTTCCAGTTCCAGCAGAGCCATGAAGGAGAAACGCTTTGTGCGTATTATAGTTGCAGAAAAAATGTCCTTGTGTTTCTGTTAGTGCGTCAAATGTTGCTAAATCATCTATCCTTATTTTTAGTTTTGAATCTCGTCCAACGTTTTCATTAATATTAGATATAACTTGAAGGGCTTTGCGTTTGGGCATACAAATGCATCCTTGGTTGGTTAATGTTTAAGTTAAATGATTTAAAGGGTTCCTCCTGTATGCTTCTGTACTGCGTTACGGATTTTAACAGACTTCGAATCTTTTTTGCCATACGTGTTTGCAAGTGCACTATTTGGATTCGACTCTGAAATTTTAGATAAGACTTCTTTGAACCCGCCATCTGGTTTGGTTCGATCACCAGTTCCCCCAACAAGACCAGGTGCGCCTAAAACCACTTGTTTGAATTGCGGATTTTCTTTTAGGAATAGTTCTTTCTCTGATAAGGAACACATCTTTTCAATGTACTCACCAGTTTCGGTATTCATTAAATCATATAGCGGCATCAACCACCTCTTCAAAATTCAAAAGAACGTTTTTAATTATAGCAGTGTTGTCATTTGAAAGCAACTTTTTAACCATGGCGGCTTCTAGACATTTGCAGATAAAACGAGGATCAAGTGTTTTAAGAGTCTCGCGAGTATACTTATCTATACGAGTGCTGTAATAGTTTACACAAAGCAAAGTCAAATCTATCTCCTTTTCTTCATAAAAAGAAATCTTATACCCAAGAACTCTAGATTCTTCTTTTGCTTGTCTAAATGGTACAACGTTGTTTTTCATACTACTCGTAAATAAACGGATCTCGCTTTCGAATCTCTTCTATGCGAGCCTTTACTTTTGCCTCATGCTCTTTCTTTTCTTTTCTGGCTCGGAGCCAATCTTTTATCTTCTTGCAAATATTCATTTTGCGCCTCGTAAAATTATTTATACACTAAACGACTTTGACACCATATTTTTCTGTAAATTTCCTAGCATCCTCTTTATCGTTCACCATCGGCATACCTTTGATATTTAGGCTAGTATTCAATAAGATAGGACAACCAGTTTCTTCTGTGTACCTAACCATAAGATTGTACAAACCCTCATGTTGATCCTTATTTATCGTTTGGACTCTGCTAGTACCGTCTTTATGTACAATTGCTGGAAACTGATCTGGTACTTTACACTTTACCACGTGTTGCATATAAGGCGATTGAAATCCTTGCTTTACATCAAAAAACTCAGGAGCTTTCTCCTCTAAGACTACGGGTGCAAACGGGCGAAACTCTTGACGCTTTTTAATTTTATTTACAAGATCTTTCATTTCTGTTCCACGTGGATCGGCTAAAAGAGAACGATTACCAAGAGCGCGAGGCCCAAATTCAGCGCGACCAGATGCGACACCGACAATTTTGTTGGTGAGAAGTTCTTCAAGTATTTCTTCAACGGGGTATTCTCCTTCTATGTTGTAACCAAGATAAGGGGTTTGCCAATCTGCATGCTGTTTCTTGGCGGCTAAGAGCGCCCCCAATGAAGATCCCGCGTCACCTGGGTTTGGCATTATCCAATGCTTATCAAAGTAAATGTTAATCATTGTATTCGCAAGACAGTTTAACGCACAGCCGCCCATGAATACTAAATTTTTCTTTCCAGTAAGATCAATTGTTTTTCTTAATAGTTTAGCTAACTCATGTTCATACAAAGCTTGTGCAGAGGCGGCAAGGTCAAAATAATCCTCTGGTTTGATATCCATTGTTTGTTCCCAACAGCCCTTATGCAAATTCACACCAGAGTCATATAGATTTTTTAATCTCATATAAAAGCGAGTGGGGTCACCATAAGCCGCCATGCCCATCAAAATATATTCGTCTTCATTAGGCTTTAGTTCACAGCGATCAGTAATCGCAGAATAGAACAACCCTAGCGAGCTTGGATATCTCTTTTTGTACACACACTTCATGTTGTCCCAAATAGAAGTAGTGGTCCACTCTCCTATTGCATCAATAACAAGAATTGCCGCATCTTCAAACGGGGAAGTATAGTAACCAGCCGCCGCATGAGACTCATGGTGATTGCCCCACACAACTGGACAAAGAATATTGTATTGAGCCATATACTGTTTTGGACTCAACCAAACATTCTTTTGTCCCGCATAAATTTTTCTGGTTGCTTTGGTTAGGGGGTTTTCGTACCAGTATACCTTGCTTGGATAACCAAACTTTCTCACGGCATATGATATCATGTCTGGGTGAAGATCTTTGTCGTTCTTCTTTTTGCT